AAAAAGTCTTCTATAAGATCATTAAAATCTTTTAATTTTTTTTCTTCTTTAAATCTTTTAAGTTCTTCTGCTAATAAAAATAATGTGTTTCTTTCTATGTCTAGTATATTTTTTCTAGAATCATAATACTCTAACAAATCCATTCGTTTTACAGCTGCTGTATTTATAATTGTAAGGTATTCATTATCAGAATTAAAAGTACCATCTTCATTAGAAAATTTTGCTGTTTTAATTGGTATGCCACATTTTTCACCAAACTCTTTGTAATCATCACGACCCATCATTTTTTCTTTAGTCATACCTAATTGATTAAATGCGTATGAGTGTAGAGTTCTAAAGAAAGGTAAATCGTTTTCTTTATCTAATCCAAATTTGTCTGCAGCACGATCAGCAGCCTCTGTTGCGGCTTTTTTAGTAAACGAAAAGTACCCAATTTGCCTAGGTCTAATCCCGTCTTTTAGAAATTCGTCCACTAAGTTTAACAACGTTGTTGTTTTTCCTGTTCCTGGTGGTCCTAATATTATTGTCTTCATATTTTTTTAACTTCCTTTCTGTTATTTCTAGTTGTATTTGTGTTGACTCTAATTCTTCTTTTAATTCTTGTATTATTAATCTAAACCTTAAATGCCAATTTTTACCTAAATCTGTATCGTATTTCACAATACCATCCAAATCCAAAATGCAGTTAACACAGCCAAAGAAATTAAATCCATTTTAGCTATCATTAAAAATGATCTTGTTGATAAGGCTCTTTAGAAGTTGATGCTTCTATTTTTTTCATAGTTTTTATTTTAATTAACCTTGGTTGTTGTTTTTTAATTGTCATTCTAGTTTCTTCTACAAATATATTTTCTAATCTTTTAACTAGATTACCTGTTTTAACTTTGTCCATATCCCAATTATTTTTTTTTAAGAATGAATAAAAATCTTCCATTCTAAAATATGTAAACCCATCTTCTGTAAAAGGTAGTTTATTAAATATATCATCAAGAGTTCTTGCTGATTGTCTATTGGTTGTCCAATCTTGCAACAAACCTATTATTTCATTAGTAGGATTTAAAGATTCTAATGGTTCTACTGATTGTAAATTTTGCATCATTGGTTTTAAAAAATGTTGTTTCCAATCTTTAGGTTTAGGTACAGGAACTACTAAGTTAGCTTGATCTAAACATGCTAACGCAAACAAAGGAGGACTGTAAAGTTGTTCTGATTTTAATTCTATTCTAGTTTTATCTACATTTAAAAACCATTGAGGCGGTGTTGATGTATATTTTGTAAGACTACCTAGTACTGGCATTTCTTCTTCACCAAATCCTACACCAAATCTTTTTGTTCTACATAGACCAGACTGACATACTGAATTTATAGGTGCATCTTTACATCTATATTTATCATAGCCTTTTCTATTAACCGATTTAATTAATTGTTGTACTTCATTGTTGCTTAAAGCAGGATCCATATACTGTGAATTAGCTTTAACTATTTCATCTTCCCATGTGTCAGGGTGTGATTGTTTGTAATAAACTGCTATATTAAATAAAGCATTGTTCCTAGACCCCTCACCAAAACCTATTGATGCAAGTTTGTTTAAGCAAGGAGGTCCTGAAGGAAAAGCTTCTTCTATTTTTTTTTCTTCTGTTTTAATTTTTTCGACGGCTTCTTTACTACACGCGAAAACATCATAGAGCTTATAAAATTCCTCAAGTGTACAACCGGCGCCATTATCGTTGATAGCATATCGTAGTCCTTTCATTTGATTGTGGTAAGGTAAATTTAAAAAATTTCCAGTGTCACCACGTTCCACTAAAATTTCAGTTTGTTTAGGAAATATTTCTGACCCTTCATAACCTAATATGACAGACATTTGTTTTAATTTTGATTGCATCAATGATGCAGGTATATTTTCTTTGGTAAATAAAAATACATGAGCTCCGCCTGATTTACTTCGGCAAAGTATTAATGGGAGTTTAAGATTCCTAATAGTTTTAATGAGGCTAGTGTGATCAAGGTTATATTCGTCAATATCAATGCACCCCCACCTACAATCATTATTTTCCGTGATAGGGATAATCCCAAGGGCTGCTCCTTTTCCTTCAAGATGATTGGTCCAAAGTTCGTCGGTGACGTCTTTACGAACAATAAAGGCTTTTCCTTGTTGTTTACCATTCTCTCCTCTGTCACCGGGTTGGTATTGTCCATATGCAATTGTTAATCCGCTAAAAATTTGTTTGAATTTATCCATATATTACTTTCTTCCTTCTTTGTAAAGGGGATCTTGCGATCCCCTTAAAACTAAATTTAATACGGAGTATTATCTTTAGCTTTCTCTTCCACATCTGCTTTTGTTTGCACGTTACCCTTTGAAACACTAGAATTAAAATCTTTAGCCGTTAGGTATAAAGACTTATCCTCTTGTCCCATAATTCTGTCTTGTGTTACAGACCATCCATACCAAGAACCTTTATCGTTCTTTTGTAATACAGATTGTAAGTTATACACAACCCCATGCATTGGAGGTATGGCCATTCCACCTTTTCCATCAGGTATTTGTATGGTTTTCATCATAGAATTCCATTTTTTACTGACGTTAAGTTGTGTTGATTTCATAGTAATCAACGCCGGTGCCATTCCACCTGCTTTTGTTTCAACCAGTACATAATAAGAAGCTGTCTCTTCTAAATAGTTACCATTAGGTAATCTAATTTTAGATCCATCTCTCTTACCTGTTGCGATTACCGGACTGTTTGGTAGATGTACAGCCACAGGAGCACCTGGACCATCGCCTCTATCAGACCATTCTGGATAATCTTTTTTGTAGTAACAAGGAATAACCTTGATACCTTTCTTACCATCAAAACATTCGCTGGTAACAGTATTATAAACCATGCCTGGTTTAGCACCATCTATATACTTCGCATCACCTTCAGTTACCTGCGGTGATAGTTGTCCTAAGATTCTAACAAACGGTAACGCCATATCTTCTTGCGTCATGTTTTCAAAACCTTTCTGCAGGTCATCACCAAATAAGGCTACTGATCCTGTGTCTTTTTTTATTATTTCATTACTCATTATTCATTCTCCATTAGTTATTTCCGACTTATTTTAGTTTTATCTTTAATCCAAAGACTAAAGCTATCAGAAGGCATATCGAGGCCGGCCTCAATACGCTCCTGATATAGAGCTGATAAAGTATTCCAAGCCACATCAGATTTCTGTTGCGGTTCAAAACCATTGTCAGCTGCAAGTCGAAGCAATTGCTCCGCCTTGTTATCTTCTCCCTTACCAAAAGAAACAGTTACATTGTTTTTAATAATGTCACCCAATCCTTGGTCACGAAGCCATTGTAGAGCTGTTTCCCTTTTAAGATCATCTTTAGGTACCATTGCTCTGAATTCTTTACGAACAGAAACTTTAGATCCATCAGATAATTTAATTTCTGATAAACCTTGTTCAGCTAATAATTCTGGTATTACTCTAGAACCAATATCATCTGCTTCTGCTTTTTTATTTTTTAATTGTTCTTCTAGTGCAGCTATCTCATCTTCTTTTTGTTTAAGCTTAACGCATTCTGCAGCTATAGTTGTTATTTCTACGTTGTCTAAAAGATCTTTCGAATCATTTAGCATCATGTCATTTATTTCACTCATACTTCTTCTTTCTAGTTATAAAAGTCTAATTCTAATGGGTAGTATCTATATTCTCTTTTGTCCCATTTTAAAACATTAAACTTTCCGTTGGTTACATCACTTATAGCAATGTTGCAAATCCCAATTATAATAGGATCTCCTATTGCTAACAAATAATCTTGTGGTCTAAAATCTTGTAAGTTTTTTTTCATTTTTCTCACGAATGGAGATGTAGAATAAATTGCTTGAGATTCTGGTCCTGTGTTTGGTAAACAAATAACAAGATAACCAAAATCAGATGCACTTAATATATTTATATTTGCCGGTGGTTGTTGTGCAACATAGACAAATTTTTCTTCAGGATTATTTTTATGAAACGTTAAAAATTCTGCTAAAGAATCTGGTTTATATAATTCAAATATTTTGTTTTTCATTCTAAATTTCTTTTTTCTTGACACAACATATAACAGTGATTATATAATTGTCAACATAGAAAGAAGAAAAAAATGATTAATTATAAATTTAAAACAAAACCTTACGCACATCAAATAACTGCGTTAGAAAAATCTTGGGATAAAACCGAGTATGGTTATTTTATGGAAATGGGAACTGGTAAATCAAAAGTGTTAGTTGATAATATGGCTATGCTTTATGACAAAGGTAAAATAAATGGGGCAATTATTGTAGCACCAAAAGGTGTTTACAGAAACTGGTATTCACAAGAAATTCCAAATCATTTAGCTAGTCACATACAACCTAAAATGGTACTATGGACAGCTTTAACTTCAAAGACAAAGGATAAAGAGTATCAATCATTATTTGAAACAGGACATGACCTTCACATCCTTATTATGAATGTTGAAGCGTTAAGTACTAAAAAAGGATTAGAATTTGCAGCTAAGTTTATGCGTTGTCATGAAACAATGATTGCAATAGATGAGTCTACTACAATAAAAAATCCAAGTGCTAAAAGAACTAAAGCTATTTTAACTTTAGGTAAAGCAGCTAAATATAGAAGAATTCTTACAGGTTCTCCTGTAACTAAATCACCATTAGATTTATTTACTCAATGTGGTTTTTTAAATTCATATTTATTAGGGTATGATTCTTTTTATGCTTTTAGAAATAGATACGCTAATATGATTGATAGAAATTTTGGAGGTCGAAGAGTGCAGCTAATAGGTAGTTATAAAAGACTAGATGAATTAGCAGATAAATTAAAAACTTTTTCTTATCGTGTTCTTAAAGATGATTGCCTAGATTTACCTGATAAAGTCTATATTAGACGTGAGGTAGATCTTACAGAAGAACAAACTAAAGCCTATTCCACTATGAAATCCGCGGCCCTCGCTTCTCTAGACGGTAAAATGGCTACAGCGCCCCACATATTGACACAAATGATGCGTTTACACCAAATAACTTGTGGTCATTTAAAAAATGATGACGGAACGATAACCGATATTAAAAATAATAGAATAAAAGAACTTATTAATTTACTTGATGAAGTTGAAGGTAAAGTAATTATATGGGCTAATTATGTACATGATATAGAGCACATTGTTAAAACAATAAGTGATGAATTTGGAGATGACTCTATAGTACAATATTATGGCGCAATTCCGGCAGAACAAAGACAAAAAAATATAGAAAAATTTCAAGATCCAAACTCTAAAGCTAGATTTTTTATAGGTAATCCTCAGACAGGTGGTTATGGTATTACACTTACTTGTGCTAATACAGTTGTTTATTATTCTAATGGATATGACTTAGAAAAAAGACTACAGTCAGAAGACAGAGCACACAGAATAGGTCAAACGAAGTCGGTAACATATGTAGACTTTATAGCACCAAAAACTGTAGATGAAAAGATAGTAAAAGCTTTAAGATCTAAAATGAATATTGCTAATCA